CGGCTTTGCCAGCCTTCTTACTCATCATGCGGGTCAGGGTTTCGATCTGCGCCTGCATTTCCTCAATCTTCGCGTCACGGTGCTTCAGTTCTTCGTTCATCTTTTCAATGGGCGCGTTGCCCTTTGCTAATTCAATGAACGCATTGGCCGCACGCTTGTCCTCAGAAAAGCCGAAAAACTTCTGTCCCACGCTATCAGCCGCACTAGCAAGCTGCTCAACGGTGGTGATGTTGAAATACCTGTATTCCTCAACCTTGGAAGGCGTCATTTTTGGCAGCGCGGAAAGCGGCGTGCCTTCAACAACATTTCCTGCGCCAGCCTTCCACTTGGCGTACTTGTCTGCAAAGCGGCGGGCATGGAGATCGTTTACAGGCGTATCAGTGATTTCCAGCTTGTTACCGGGAACCATGATTTTGATGTAGTCAATCTCTTTGTAAATGGCACGCCCAGCTTCGGCGCTTGCGCCAGGCTGAACCACAGGCTTGCGGTAAAAGCTGACAATCAGCTTGTCGTCGCCAGCGTGGCGGCTTTCGTCAAGGCCCGGAGCGTCAGGAACAACAGACCAGTCAGTAGGCATCGTGGCGGTGGCAATAGCAGACATTTTTTGTCCTTCTTTTGGTTAATAGAAAAAGTGGGGCCGAAGCCCCACTAATTAAGCGTTCGTTTCAATCTTCAGGTCAGCGGTGGTGCTAGACGCACCAATACGCCAGCCACTGATCGAATCCCCATCGCTGCCAGTCTTCCCGATGCCTTGGCAAACGGCACCAGTGTCTTGAGAGGCATTTGTGTCAACAACAGCGGGATAAGCAGCAGAAACGGCAGAACTGTAAGTCGCGGCCATATTTCACCTCTTAAAAAGACCTTGGTGGACGGGGGTTCACCCAGCCCACCAAGGCAAGGTAAACCCCCACCACGGGGTCAGTTAGTTCTGGATGCGGCCCTGGAACTGAGCGCCAGAACAAGTCAGGTTGCCAGCCCAAGCCAGAATCTGAACTTCAGCGTCCTGGTTGATGGCGTAGCGGCGGTTCGGGCTGAGAGCCACCATGTTCCGGTTCTTATGCGGACGCATAAAGATGTACTTGGTGTTCAGCATGAAGCCAGTCGCAGCCGGGCAATAGCCACCGATGCCACCGTCAAGGACAACATCGCTGTCCATAAACTTGATGGTCGGGAAGCCAAGCTCGCCCGTCTTGGGGTCGGTGAAGCGCTGCTGCGCCTGCAACGAACCCATGAAGTACGACCAGTAGGTGTTGTCCAGAACCACCAGGTCAGGACGATCCGAACCGCGAACCAGCGAGGCCCACAGCTTGTTCAGCGCAGCCTGAATGGTGGTGGCCGAAGGCGTGACCGACTGGGCGCTGAAGTCGTACAGGCCCGAACGCCAGAACGACCAGGTGGCACGATCAATGCCGCCATAGGTGCCGGTGGTCGGGTCGGACGGCACAGCGGCGTCAAGGCCGGTGATTTCCTTACCGCTGGAACCAGTGCCATCGCTGTAGACAGACTGAGCCAGCTTGTTCGCCATCGTGCTTTCGGCCACGTTCAGGCGGGCTTCCAGCAGGTCGATGAAGGCTTCCTTGCCGGAGTTCTGGAGCATTTCCAGACCCGACATGACAACCGGGCAAGCAAGCTGCTTGATGTTGAATTCGGCACCGCTGATAACGTCCGACGCGGCAACCGGCAGCAGATCGTAACCGGAATAGAAACCGGCGTTTCCGTTCTGGGCAAACGACAGTTCCTGAAGGATCACGTTACCGCCGCCAAACGGCTTCACGTTGCCGCGCTGGTTTAGCTTGGCAAGCAGAGCGTTGTTCTTGGTGACGTTATCCGCAATCTGGCGGGTGCGCGACTGGATGGTAGTCGCAATGATGTCCGTGACGGACGTATTGGCAAAAGCCATTGTAGTTTCTCCATGACTGATCGCCCGCTTGGGGCGGTTGGGTTAAAGACACATCGCTTCGTTGCAGACGAACGATATGGCTCAGTCATGTTCCGGCTAGGCCGGATGGCATCGGGGCCAAGAAACAGAGGGATGGGGCTTGCGCCTTCCGCCCTGGCTGTTGCTGCACGCTTTGGCTCTTTGGCAGGCCCCTCGCAGGCGATGGCGCAATAAAATTGCGTTCGGCCCTGATTGGTTCCTGCCTGGAACCTGTGTCATTATTGCCACACCTGCTGGTGTGACTTTAACAACACACCTTGTTGTAACACTATCGGCTATGGGCCGCAAGCGCAGCCTCAATGGCAGAACGGATGTTGAGCGCGGCGTTCGTTGTCGGTGCCGCGAGCGCCGGGCTTCCCGTCACCTGTACAGCCGCAGCCTTGGCCCGCTGCGCCGTTTCCGTCATGCGCTGCCCGCCCTGCTGCTTAGACCGCGCCTGCAAAACAGCCCGCACTTGAGGGTTTGTTAGGCACGCCTGATCATATGCCTCCTGCAAGGTCAATTCCCGGCCACGGCGCTGGGCCACTTCCATCAGGTCGGCCATGTCCTCGCGCACATCGTTGGCAAATTCGGCTTGCGACAGGAAGTTCTGAACCTCGCCCTGCGCCTCCTGCGACACCCGCTGCTGCTGCATCTGCTGGGCCTGCTGGAACTGGTTCATAAACTGCTGAACCGGTGCCATCTGCTGCTGCACAGCCTGCTGCACCGCCATAACTTGCGGGTCCATCTGCGGCATCTCGCCCACCAGAGCCTGGTCCAACTGCTCAATAAAGCCCTTGCCAAACCGGCCAATGCCAAACTGCTTGACGATGCCAGCCACCATGTTCGCCAAATCCGGGGCCGGGGCCGTCCGCAGACGCGCCGCCGTCGCCATGACATTCGCCACCGCCTGCGCGTGGTTGCTGCCTTCGGCCTGTATGAACATTTCGTAAGGCGAAATAGCCTTGGCAATCGTGTCGGCGTACTTCCGCGTTTCCGCCGTTTCCTTCAGCGTGCGCTGCACCTCGCTTTCGCGCCGCGCAATTTCATTGCGCACTGGCGCGGGGAGCGTGCCCCAATGCTCACGCAGTTCCGGCTTCCAGGATGCCGGGGCTTTGTCATGCGACTTTGGTTCCGACTTCGGGCCAGGCTTAACGCCTTCGCTGGCAGCCTCCGGCGCGGCTTCCGCCTTCGGATCATCCTTGACCAGCAGCGGCTGTTCGGCGCTTTTGCCCGTGTCTATGGGCGCGTCAAGGCTGGGTTCAAAATCCGGTACGTTGTCCTGCTGTACAGGCTGCTGAACGGCTACCGGGGCTTCTTCATTCGGCATCGCCGCTTCAATGGCATCTCTAATCGTGGTGGGTTGGTCGGTCATTTTTATTTGTTCTCCAACTGGTGAATGACTCGTAAAATGTCGTTACGGGTGATGGTGCCCCCGCGCTTGTAATAGTTTTCGCGCTGCTCCTTGGCCTTGGCCCAGGACGATGAATAGTCATCCGCCGTCGTCAGCCCGTGCCGCTTCATGTACTCGCGGTGCTTCTTGCGGGTGCTAATGTCCGTTCCGTCCGTCGCACGAAGCCCGTCGTAATGAGCATCGCTGATGTACTTGGTCTTATGCTCCGGGGCGTCGCGGTAAACTTCCACCATTTCCCCGCGATTTTTGTCGTAGCGATATGTGCGGCGCATGGTCAGCCCTTCCGAAGTGCTTTGGCCTGCATAGCCTGCTTAAGCATTTTTGTGCCCTTGTCCGCAGCGTTAAACTCTTTTGCCACTGACTGCGGAACACCAGCACGCTTGGCAAAAGCCGGATCATGCGCGGCAGCAGCCATAAGCCGCGCTTGCGCTTTTGACTTACTCGGCATCCTTCATGCCTTCTGTAGCCATTTTGCCTTTTTCTTTTTCGCCGTATTCCTCGCCGCCTTCGTATTCTTCCGACTCGTATTCCTCGCCGCCCATCTCTCCAAGGGCAGGCTCTTTGTAGTCGTCCGGCATACGCGCCAACTGGCGCAGGATTTCGGCGTAAATCTGCATCTTGGCTTTCATGGCACTACCTCACAATTGGGGGAAGGTTAGGGTTTGGCTGAAACATATGGCGCATCTGCATAACCTTGGCCTGCGTATCAACCTGCGTATCCTGCGCGTTGGCCTCGCGCTCCTTGGCCTGCGCCATCTTGTTCGCCATATCCGCCTGCTGTTCCGGCGTCGGACCCTGCGGACCAATCGGCGTGTTCTGCAACTGCGCGATGGCCTGATCCAAAACGCTCTCGATCTGGCTGGACACGCGGAACTTGCTCACCGCCCACTGCATCAGCTTCAGGAAGTACGGCGCACTGCCCGGCACCTGCTGCGCCATCGGCCCAACCTGCGAGACAAACGCGCCAAGGCCCTGCATGAACTGCACCGCGCTGTCACGCTCCGCCGCCCAGTCCATAGCCGCCATCGAATCCGCCTCAATGCTGATGCGGTATTCGGCCATCTTCTCGTCCTTGATCAACTGCACCGCAGGAACAGCAAACTGCGCGTCCGGCGTGCGTTCAATGTTGGACCGCTGAACAATTGTTTCCGGCTGCCAGTGCTTGCTGATGATCTCAGACTTGATGCGCAGCAAGTTTGTAACCCATTCGGCAATATAGAACTGGTTTAACTGCACGCGCGTCGAACCAAACTGCGCCTTGATGCTCTGCGCCGTCGCAGTTTCCGTCGCCTTGGACGAACCGCGCATAATGTCCGACACGCCCAGCACTTCGTAAATCTGCATCGTCTTGTCCTGACGATACTGGCGAAGCTGGTTAATGGCGTTAACGATGGTTTCAATAGGGGCAAAGTCCACCTTGCCCTTGATGCCGCCGCCTTCGGCAAACCCGGCCCAATTGTCCACCGGGATCAACTGGTTCTCAGCCGCTTGGCTGAACAGACGCTGCACACCCTCATGGTTGCGGTCATACAAGCCCGTTACCTTGGCCGCGCGGGTCAGCCAGGTGATGCGCGTGTTGATTTCGTCCAGTTCTTCAAACTGGTCCTGCGCGAAGATAAAATCAGCACGCCCAATGAAATTGCTGCTGGTGACGTTCGCCACCAGTGGCTTGGGGCACGGGAAAAACTTGTCCAACTGAAGCGGATCGTCCTTCACATCCAGAATCGTGGCCGCACCCTTGGCGTACCAGTACACCTTGCGGTCATCCTTTGACCAAATCTCGTAAACTTCAGCCTTGGACCACGGATCGTTCTTCGGCGTCTGCGCGTTGGCGTCGTTCGTCGCACGCTGGAACAGCGGCACCGACTTGCCGATTTCCTCGCCAAACCGCGCCACCAACTGATCGCGCGTCATGTACACGCGCCGCGCCACCCAGCGCACCTCGTCCCACACACGGGCAGGCGAATAGAAGAAATCCTTCCAGTAGATGTAATCAACCGGCGCATCTTCGTTGACGATGCGCTCAACCTGCTGCTCCGGCGCAATCTCCATGCCGGTCATCGGGTCGATCTCGGCGGGAACCGTTTCCACCGCCGTTTCAACCTCATAGCGCATCCACGCCTGGCCCATGCCGACCACAATCCAGTCCTCAATGCACTGGCGCACCGCCGCGTCCCAGTTCGACACGTTGTCGTCAAACGAACGGTTCAGCAGGCGCTGCATCATCGAACCGGCAACCCGCGCCGTATCGTCGTCCGCGTCCAGGAAGCTACGCGCCACATCGGCACGCGGCGGGCGCGAATACAACAGCGACATTACCACCTTGGTCGTTGACCAAAACAGGTTTACGCGGCTTTCCTGCTCCGCCCATTCATCGCGCTTGTCCAGGTACCGGCGCGTGATGCGGTCCCCGTCCTCCTGAAACTTCAGAAGCTCCTTCTGGGACGCCTCAATCTCCATCGCCCAGCGCGATGCAAGGCCAGACGGCGTATCCGCAAAATCCGTGACCGATTCGGCCCGCGACTGTATTTCCGTCATTTCCGACTCCGCAGATTATTTTCTTTTTTGCGCCGCAGCCATGCCTCTGCTTGCGTTTTGCCAAGACCAATCGAATCAGGATTTACACCACTCTCGCGCATGTAATGCTCTTTCCACGCTGTTGGGTGGTCCGGGGACTTGAGCATCCTTCCGTCTGGCGTGCTGGATAGCCAGTGGTAACGATTGCCGTCGTATGGGTCGCGCTCTGGCTTAATTCCAGCTTTGTACGCAGCGCGGTAATCGTAATTAGCCTTTGGGGACAGGTCTGGTTCTTCTCCGTATTCAGAGACAAACTCGCTAAACCAAGGCAAGCCGCGTATCCAAGTCTGGAAACTTTCTTCTTCGGTGGGTGTTTTTCTAAGCGCACTAATCAGGGCAGAAACTGGCGGTTTGGCAGGCGGCATCAGCGGCTTCTGCTGATTAAGCAGTTTTTGTGACGCTGGGTCTAAATCTTCCATCATCCTATCCGCCTGCCCTGTAACGGCTGACAATCCCAAATATCGTCAAGCCGGAATGAATATGAATCGCGCACGCCTGTTTTTACTTTCTCAACACCATTGCCCGCAGACTTGCCCACTGCCTTTGTACTAAGCGCCAGGTATCTGAAAGCATCCGACGCGTGGCTGTGCTGATCGTGTTTAGGACGGCTGCGAAACGTCTGCGTGCGCTCGTCCCACTCGCGCATATACGCGCGTAGATGCTCGATACCGTCATACGTCACGCCCTCGTCAAAGTAACACTTCGGAAGCACAATACGCGCCGCCTCAATGCCGTCCTGCAAACTCAACTCCGGCACCAAACGCGGCGTAATGCCATTCGTCAGAAACTGCTCCATGATGCTTTTGCCTGTCTGCAAAGACTTGGCCCGCGCATCATGCGGCAGGTAAACATTCCCGACCTTGTAAGGCCGGGTCTTGATCCAGTCGATGTAGTGGCCGATCTCCCGGTTGTCCGCTTCGTAAAAATCCACGATGCGGTAGCCGTCCGGCGTCGTCTGCCAGCCCCACCAACTGCAACTATCCGTATATCCCAAGTCCGCGACCAAATCGACGGGAAATTCCTTGTCAACCGGAAACTGCCCGACGCGGCCACTTTCATACGCCTCGCCAATCTGCTTGGCGAAGTACGCCCCAGGCACCGCCGCGTCAAAACTGATCTCAAACTCAGTGAGATACTTGTCCTCCGTCATCTGCGCCCGCGCGTCGCGCAGTTCTTCAGGCGGCAAAATGCCCGTCTTGCTGGCCGGAAGTTCCAGCAAAAGATGCGTTTTCGGGTTTATTCGGGCTTCTTCACGCAGGTTCCAAAAAAGGTTCTTTCCCGCCGGGGTGCCAGCAAATATCGCCCAACCCATCCGATCCGATAATGCCGGGCGAAGTACCGAGTACCACGCGCTAGGCCGTATCTGCCCAATCTCATCCAGCACAACCCCATCAAAATACATGCCGCGCCACGCGTCCGGGTTGTCCGCGCCGCCCACATAAATCATGCTCGTCCCGCCACTGCCATTGCGCAGCGTAACGTGCAGTTCGCTCTCATTCGGCGGCTTTGCCCAGATGGGCTTCGTCAGTTCCTTGATGTATTTCCACGCAACCTTCTTGGCCTGGTCGCGCTGCGGGGCCATGTAGGCGTACTGCGGGTTCCGGCGCTTGTTCTGCAAGGCGCTGATGACCAAATCCGCGCACATCGCAACCGTCTTGCCACAGCGCCGATGCGCCACAACCACCGCCCAACGCGCGTTTCGCGCGTGCAGCGGCATGAACACGCCACGCGGCTTGTAGCTGTTGATGTCCAGTACCGCGTTGTCCAGGTCAGGCGTCATGTTGCAACTGCGAACAACTCAAAAACTGGATGAGAGATGGGAGCGGGGGGACCCTGTTCATCGCCCACCCCCGCCCCCGGACGAACGGGGGGGTAGGGGGTCATTTTCGACGGCCAACGCCTCGCTTGCCTCGCCCATCGTGTCAGTCACCCGAAGGTCGTCGTTCTTTTGCTCAATGTATTCAATGGGTTGCGCCTCTGCGTCTATGATTTGTGCCCCATATGTGGAGTACCCAGCATCCACCCCCCTGCCGGGTAGCCACGCCAGGTTGATCGTGACTGGCGCGACGGCTTGCACGTTCGTTTCCTCGCGCCAGCGCATCTGCGCCTTGCTCCACCAGATCATTGAGGCAACATCGCCTTCCATAGCCTTCTGCCAAAGCCTTGAACCGACTGCACTATTTGCCTTCGCCTTGCCTAGCTTCAATTCGGGGCCGAAGTATTTACGCAGCGTTTCGTCGCTTACGCCTAGCAGCGCCGCAATCTGGTCATGCGGCACGCCATAGCCGCTAAGGTTCTGCGCTTGCTCGCGCAGTTCAGGCGTTGGTTCAAACGCGGGGCGGCCCTGTGGCCGCTTTTCAGCCGATTGTTTTTCTTGAGCCAACAAAACAGTCATGTTGCGAAAATAGCACTATCCAAACAAAACGCAACCGCCCTATTGCCAAGGCAATCGGCTTGCTTTAAGTCTTATCCATCGAAACGGCAACGCAAGGAAACGCGCTATGAAAATGAAAAAAGACGTTTTTTACTTTAAAACTTACGAAACCGCCCACGAATATGCGGTACGCAATAACTGGCCCACAAATCGGATCATTAGTTATGACATGGGCTGGGCTATTCAGCTTTACGTTTCCGGCCCGTATGTTGGCCCCGGCGCTATAGCCGCCCGGATGGCCGCAGCATGAAAAACCAGCGCATCTTTCAAATCATTGCTTGTAACCGCCGGGATGGCATAGCCGCCTATTTCTTTTTGATAGACGGCGCTATTCGCCATAGCAGCTATGACTTGGCCGGAATAAAGGCTTGGGCGCTTGGCTATGCAGGCAAGCCCGTGTCAGTAACGCTTGCACCTTGGCCCACCCCATGACCCGCGACACCCTCATAATCTGCGGCCTGATCGCCGTAAACGTCTTTGTCCTGCTGGCGCTGTACGCCTAACCCCACCCTCCCCCGCCAGCCCCAGGCCCGCCCTAACCGGCGGGCCTTTTGCTATGCGCTCGGACGCCCAAACCGCCCCGCTCACTTAGTGCTTGAGAGGGGGCTAAAGCCCCCCCTCTCGAAAAAGCACCGTTTTGGCCCGGCCTTAAAAACACCTTGTCCGGTTTTGTCCGACTTGTCCGGATTTAGGCTTAAACCATTGCAACAATTGCACATTCGCCCTTGTCCGAATCTTGTCCGAACTTGTCCAGATTTGTCCAAACTCCGCACATTCTGGACAAGCCGGACAAAGCCGGACAATGCTTTTGCCAAGGCAAAAACCCAGGCTTTCTGC